AAGCGATGCCATTCTACCATTTCAGTTTCGAGAATATCGTTAACATATTGGATATCAAAGTCCAACGTACACCAATATTCTTCACGTAAGAAATCCATAATAACTGCTTCCCAGTCATAGAGTTTCTTTACGTTAAAACTCATATTAGCACCAAAATAAATGTGCTGAATATCAGGATTTGCATCTAGCTGTTCTTGAATACCATCTAAGTTTGGTTCGCCTACTACGAATAGTGTAGGCTTGCCAAACATAGCAGTTTGTTCTACTTCAGTACCAGTAAAGTACTGCCCTTTAAAATTGTTGTGTGCTGATTTAGTATCCATCGCCCCAGTCTATATTATCGTTGCGGTTATTCCATGCTCGTTGCTGAGCTCTTCTTAAATCTAATGTTAACGCTGTTTTCTTTTTGCGTAACTCATCTTGTTGATATGTATCTTTTGCTTCTGCTAGTTTTTTATTAACTGCGGTTAGCTGTCGTTGTATCTCTGCTACTGTAGGCATTTTATACTGATTCCTCAAGTTTGTCAAGTTTGCTTTCATCAAATTCAATGTCGCTAATTGGTTCTGGATCAGCAACATCAAACAATGCGTTAAACTGACGTGCAGCACTTATTGCTTTCTTTCCACCCATGCCACGTGCTCCAGGTACACCTGTCCAAAATCTTGAATAATGATCAAGTATCGCAAGTCTGTTGTCGTAGTCTGGTTCTGCGAATACAGCATTAATAATGTCTCGAGAAGTGATGCCGCCATCAAGTGGGTTTACAAGATTAGCAGGAATTCCGCCATTATCAAATACACGGTTTGCTTGTTGTACTGCGTTGATATGGTGCCATACGTTATGCCCCATCATTAGCGTATATGAAAACGAATCCCAGGAAGTTTTACCTTCTTTACCGATTTTATTTAATTCGCCTGGTGCATATTTACATATATCCTTAACCATTAGATTTGCACTAATAGGACTATCATCAAAAATTTTGTGAATTCCATCGTTAATAACTGCATCACGGAACGAACGAGTGTCGTTCGCGTACCCTTTATTATCCGCAGTCGGCTCCATTCTATAAGTCCAACGTTTAAGATGATCTGATGTTGAATAGGTATAAATTTGTCCATTAGCTGTTGCTAGGAACGGGCTTGCACTATCAAAACTAATAGTAAAACGAGGATTGTGATACTTGCGTACTGCACGCTGAATATCTGTAAGGATAACGGCCCATTCTAATTTAGAAGTACCTAAGAAGTGCATCCAATCATGCTTTCCTTCTTCTAGTAATCCATCATGAATAATGGTAACAATGCGCTTGAGTGCTAGATGTGGATCGGCCATGTTGGCGCCGCCCATTGCCCAACCACGGAAGAACTTTTCGTGTTTAGTGGGATCGTTATATTCCTTCATGATTTCATACCACGTATCAGCGTCATCATGATTAGAACCCTGTAATACATTCAAGAACTTAGCGTCATTAAACGAGTGTTCCATAAAGTATTCGTGGTTGTTGCGTGTAACGTCGATTGCATCCTGTACTGTGTGAATATTAGTCTTGGCAACAGCATCAGGATTATGAACCATCCAGGTTGGAATATCTAATGTCATTGAGTAATCAGAAATTTCACATAGCCATTTAAGTACAGTTGATCTGTACTTTTGTGCTTTAGCATCCATGTTTTTCCAATCTGCTTCCCACACGCCTTTAGCAATCTGGAATCCACCTGAGTCAGCAAGTAATGTAGTATGATTACTGCGTTTACGAATCATATTCTCAGCAGGAGCATCCTTACGTAAATCTAAATTAGCATGCCCTGCTGAATACAATCCCCACTGATAGTGGAATAATCCTTTGTTAGGGTTAAAGAAATTAAGCATCTCCATCTCTGGAATGCCTGCTGGCATACGACTTTGCTCGACATATTCTTCGTGTTGCTGCTTACCAATGTAAGTGGCGTAGAAGTTACTGATCGCTGGCAAATAAATTGCGTAGTCGTGCTGTGCTGCGGTTAGATCTGAGTTCATTACTTAGAGTGTGCTGGCAATAGATAAGTGTAAGTTGCAATGCCCGAATCAACAGTGATTTCGGCAACGCCTTGATCTGAAATGCGCATAGTTTTGTCACCAGTTAGATCCATAATACGAATAACTTGGCTTACAGGATATGCCCAATCGCCACGCAAATTACCAGCAACATCAGTCTGGAATACAAAGTTACCAGCGTGAGTTGAGTGATCGCCAAAGTAAAACTTCAGGTTGTTATCTTCAACTTTAACCTTAAAGTTTGATTCTTCGGAGTTTGCCTGGGCCATCATCTTTAAACGCTGAATAGCAGCCATAGTAGGTTCAAATTCAATGTCCCACTTGGCACCCTTAAATGTTACAGCCTTAAGTTTGTCGTCAACGATTTCTTTAACCATAAAGCGATAATCATTCTTGAAATCGCCTATTTTATTTTCAAAATGCAATCCATTTGGTACTGATTCGCCATTTCGATCCATTGTAGTTAAATTGATCTTAGCATTTTCTTTATATTCTGCTAGGTTAAGCAGGATTTTCAGTTTGCCTAAGTTGGGCATACCAAACGTGCCTAAGAAATCCGCATTAGGGCCAGCAAACTTACCTTGTACAATAACAGAACGATCGTCTGCAATACCGTCAATGCGAGTTTCTGTATCATCGCCGGTAATCTTAATAAGGTCGATACAACCTAAATCATAGGTATGTTCAACAAGGTCTAGTAGATAATCTCTCATGTTCTTTCCTTTTGTAAATGTTTATTATAAGATATTTAGGTTTAAATGTCAATGATATTTAGATAATATCTGTTTTTTGTGTAATAATTTTAGCCAATGCTTGCCCGCCTCGCATAGTTTTAAGTTCACCTGGCTTTTTTACTTCTAACCAACTAACATTAACGTCTTCATAGTCTACAACGTTTAATATTTCAAATCCGAGACCTTGAATCATTGCTTGCACCAAACTTCCCGGTGTGTACGAGTACATAGTATTTTCAACATTTTTAACGGCGCCTTGGTAGTCACAGTTATTATATGTAAAAATAAAAACTCCACCTGGACGAAGAACCCCATACATTTCAGTAAAATATTCTCGCATTATTTCGAGAGGACGATAATTAAAGAAATTCATTGCTACGCATAGCCCAATTTGGTTTTTTGGGATACCTTTGATATGTATGCTAGATGTTTCGCTTAAAAGTTTGTAACGCAGTCTTTCTTGAAATTCAGTGTTCCATAGTTTCTTAACAGATTCAAGTAATTTGTTGTGCTCATCAACTACATACAACGGACTGCAAGTAATCATTGGATCTAAATATGTTCCGGATTCGGGACGAATAAACAATCCTGGGAATTTCCACGAAGCGTAATGTTTAATTCTTGATAATAGGTATTCTTTGATTTCTTCTTTATAAATCAATGTGTTAAATAAGTGTCTATCAATAATATATTCCGGAGTATCATTCTTAGTCTCTTCATATTGCTGATAACTTTGTTGAATATACGGTGTTTGACGCTCTTTAACTAAGTCATCTAAACGGCGTTGATAAAGGGATAGTTGATCCTTAAGTTCGTCAATATTGCGTAAAATGCGCTTCTTTAAATCAATAAGATCTTGTTGTTCGTGGTACAACCCTGGATCATCAGATGTTACGTCTCCAATAATCTTTGATAATGTTTTATCTGCAAGATCTTCAAACTCGTCAGCTGACAGTTTGTTAATTTTGCTACGATATCCAACTAGTTCGCTTAGTATCATTCGAATGAAAATAATGTTTCAAAAGTGCTATTAGTGTCTGTACTTGATTGTAAATCCCATTCAAGTACACCTAAAAGATTTTCAACCTTTTGGTCAATTACAGTAGCTTCCATTGTGCTATCATCAAATGCCAACCCTTTAAACCAATCAGGTAAACGGTTTTCGTCAGTTGGATATCCAACCGAAGTAAATCCTAGAGGATTTGGTTTTAATTTACACACAATAGTTTTCATACCATCTGTAATGGCCATACTGTAATTATCACCATGCATCGCTCGCAAATAATTCCAATTAATTGCAGCACGAACATGTCCGGGTACTGTGACTTTGCCTTGTTGTTTAATCTTATTACCATATTTGGTTAGATTATTTACACGCTTGGGAGACCCTTTTTCCCAAGCTGGCAGATCGCGAAACTCTTTCTTAAATAGTTTAATCTCTTGAACAATTTCGTCACGCTCTGCACCCTTTAGTACTTTATTTAGAATATCTGACAAGAAATCCTGCACCACTTTAGGTGTATCTGAACGCTTTAGATCCAACCCCATTGCTTTTACTTTTCCGTCTTTGCCATCAACATCAAGGCGCTTACCTTCAAGATCATAAACAAGTAGCGCATAACGCTTCTTAGTAATAAACAACCCTGATTCTGCAACTACTTCACGACCACACGCAAGGATATTTCCGTATTCTTCCGGACAGTGAAATGCTCTATATGCAAATGGTGGGAAACTTGAGTTAACCTCATCGCCAATAGCATCATATAGTTGCACAGCAACATCTTTATTCCATATCATTTCCCCTGAATCAACTTTGTCCTTCATAACAGGCCATGCAGAGAAATAACAACTGTCTGTATCACCATATACAACACATTTGCCTACATGATCATACTCTCCAGTAAGTACTTGATTAATAAAGGCATCCATATGTTGCGCAATAGCACGACCGGTTAGTGTAGTTGACTGTCCAATACGCTTATCAAAGAATCTACAACCTGGATTAAGAATTGCACCGTACAAACTATTTAGGTTAATCTTCTTAACTAACTGTCGTTTATCCCAGAACGCAATGTCTTCTTTGGTTATTGCTTCCTTTTTCTTTGCTTGTAACTCTTTACGTTCTGCGTACCACCGTTTAAGCAACCCTGGCACAACGCCTTCTCGCTCATATGTGAATATTGTACCATTAGCACTCAAACATAAATTGCTATTAGAATTAAACACATGATGCCAAATATCTTTAGCACTATGTACCGTACTTTCGCCATTTACCCAATCAATCGTAATTTCTGTATCCGCACGCTGCTCCATTACAGCAGTATACTCGATGGTACCAAACAAACCTTCCCAAGCCGCAGCAAAGGATGCTTTATTATCCATACGGTCTTTGATAAGTTTATCAGTCATTATAGGGCGCAATTGTCCTACAATAGTTTCCGGTGCCATATTCAAAGCGCGAATAACTGACGGATACAGCGAATTAATGTCTACTGAACCTACCCATTTATGAATACCTTTCTTTGGATATGCTACATAAGCACCAGCAGCTTGACTATCTTCCGTTGAATGGCTCTTGCGATCAGGTACAACCATGCCACGTTCGTGTGCTTCGTTAATAATTGCTTGTTCTGTTACAGCAACAGCACCCATTGTTGTTTGTAGCAATACTGTATTTGCGTGAGCGAGTTCGTTTGCTAAGTCCAAGAAACGTAACTTTTCATCAAGCCTACCAAGAATCATTGTATCTTGTCTGTTATAGTCAATAAACTTTCGGAAGTCCATGTTGTATAACTGATCAAGTGTACCTTCATACTGTACCTTGCGTTCACCTAGTTCATATTCAGCAATAGCATCCAATGAATACGAATGCATTTCGTGATATGTATATTTGCGATACAGTTGCAAATAGTCCATATGCACACGCCCGATAGTATCGTATGTTTCTTGCTCAGCACCAAACCGTTCAAATGTACGCTTCTTGGGCAGTTGTCCCCACAGACAAAAGCGACGGGTGTCGTCCTTGCTTAGTACACGTGTAATACGATTAACTGTGTATGGAATATCAAAGCCTTCTGAGTTCCAACCGCTTAAAATGTCTGCGTCCTGAATAATGTCCAAAAACGCTAACAGCATTTCGTGTTCGTTATCAAACAAAAATGTGTTATCAAACTCTTGTACCTGATGCTTTGCTTGTTCCATTGTAAGCGTCTTAGGCGGGATAGCAAGTGTAATGCATTGCTCAAGCCAATCTAAATACACAGTAATTGCAGTAATAGCGTTAAATGGATCTTCTGGTGGACTAAATCCTCGTTCTTGATGGAAATCCACCTCAATGTCGAAGAATGCTGTTTGTAGTTTAGGTGAATCTTTGCCTTTGTAGTTGTTTTCTAAACAACGAAATACCGGCTTAAAGTCGCTTTCAAACAGTTCTTGCCCGCTGTGCATACGAACTTCTTTTTGAAACTCCTTATAGTTGCGTGTAGCAAATCTACTTACCGAAGTGTCAAAAATAGTCCTAAACTTACCTTTGCGATCCGGATAGTAAAACACATATTCGGCAGGAAACTCATTGTAAACCCGCTTTCCGTCAACACGCTCTACCACTAAGATGCGGTCGTGTTCTCGGTCATGTAATGCATCAACGTAACTCATATTTTCTTAAACAACATTATAATAGTTTCTTCTTTGCTTTGAATATCAAAGCGAGATAAATCTTCGCTTTTAATCAGCTCATACCCGTAATTATACATTATTTCTTTCTGTATTTCAACCGGTATAGTAACTGTTAATTGACTTGATTTATAATTTGAACTAATTTGCCTATCACCTGGATTACCTGGCTCAGATACAATTGACAAATTTCCATCAGGAGAATCTAAAATCAAATATTCTGGCTGACAGAAATTTACAATCCTTTCTAAAAATCCAATAGGATCAGTGAAGTGATATATCACTCCAAGTGCTATAACAACATCAAATTTTGGTTTCTCAACGATTAAATAATGATAGATGTCATCTTTTAATAATTTAACACTATTAATGTTATTAAACTTGTGATTTAACTCGGCAAAAAACGGATCAAAACTTTCAACTAACGTTAACGATTTAGGATTGATCTCAAGCAGAGCATGTGTGAACCAACCTGTTGCTGGTCCAATTTCAAGCACATCTTTTGAATCAACGCAATAGAAATATTCGTTAGCAATATACGTTAAAAAATTTAATACTTCTTCTGAGTAACTATAAAAGTTACGAGAATCGTTGTCAGATCCAAAGTTATTAATAGGTTTTTTGACGGTGATCACCAAGTCTTGCCAACAGTTTCTAAAATAGTTTCAAGTAATTCATGATCATGCTTCTCGTCTGTAAACTTACTTTTGTACGCAACACGAATAGCTTTCTTTAATACGCTTGGCTTAATTTGCATTTCTTCTGCAATAGCTTTGATTGTATCTGACAATCCACCTTGTAAAGTTTCAATTTCGGTCATTACCGCAATACCTTCGCCAAAAAGGTGGTTTAATTTTGCCTTTTGTTCGGCATTAAAAACTACATCACTCATGTATATCTCCTATATGAAAGTATAATTATAACAGACTCTTGTATATTTGTCAATAAAAAAGCGTGCATAAGCACGCTTCTATTTAACAATATCTTATATAGTATTACAATAACCCTGCTGTATATGGAACCTCTTTTTCTAGCTCTTCTGGTTCTGGTAACTTTTTAAATCTATGTTGTACGGGTGTAAATCCTTTTAAAGATTTTGCAACTCTTGTTTCTAGATCATTTAGACTTTGCTGTAAACGTTCAATTTGTAATCTATATTCAGTTTCAGCACGGGTCATTGCATCAATTTTTCTTTCATATGCAGTTTCTTTTGCATTGAGTGTTTGAATATGTTTATCTTGTAATTCATTTTCTTTTTCTAATTTAGCAATATTTTGATCGGATTGACGTTCTTTTGCTTCTAGATCTTTAATTTCATCTTCTGTACTAGATATTTCGTTTTCGATCTTTTCAATTTCAGCATCTTCTTCCTCTTCTTTGTCTTGGGTCATCTTAACAAATGCCTCTAAATCAGAATCAGCGTATGTATATCTAGCACGTGCTTGTTTAAGTGCCAATGCTGCTTTTGGGTCAGAGATAGTAACATCCTGTTGATGCTTACCGTCTTCTTTCTTTTCAAATAATTCGTAAAAGTTCATTATTCTTCATCCAAAATATTGCCGAACTTCTTTGGCTTTTCTGTTTTACTGCGTAACTCACGATCTGGCTTAGCAGCATTAGTAGCTTCAACTTCTTTAACAAAGTCTCTATAACTTTTACTTAGCGTTTTAACTAAATCAGCAGGTACTTCTCGCCCGCCAACATAGTCTTCGGTAGCAAGACCAGCAAGTTTACGCAGTTCATCGCTTTCATTACGTTTAGGATAAAAACGAGAACGTGCCATTGACTGATCGCCAATGCGTGCCTGTGCGTGTTGACTGGTCATTTGCCCTGATTTATCGTATGTTGTTTGTGTGCTAATTGGACCACGATCTGTGTAATCGGTATACGATCCTGTTTCTAAATCACGTCTCTGATGATATCCGCCAACAGTCGGAGTTGCTGTGGCAGTTGCACTACCGTATTCGAGATCGGTAAGTTTATCACCCGCTGCTTCGTCCATTTCGTGGTCTTCAACACCGTTCTCAACATTGCTAACGATGTCTTCATAGTTGTCCATTGTTAATGTGCTGCCACCTGTGCCTAGCGCAATAAGTTTTTCAGCAACATCATGTAAATCCATATCTGATTTTGCTTCCTCTCTAGCATATTCAAACATGCGAATCATTAGTGGAACATCCATAGTTACTGTATCAACAGGATTGGAATCTTCGCCAACTAGTTGTCCTTTAAACGGATGATCCTTCTTTTTATCCGGCATGTCGGTTGGACCAACCTGTCCAACACGCTTTTGTTCAGCACCTAGTCCTTCATTAACTTGTTGGTATTTGCCACTAACGGCATGGAACTTACTTAAAATATCATGCATTGCAGGATCTCCTGCACTTGAACTACGTGATGTAGTAGCATTAGTTGATTTATTACCAACAGAGTTAAGTCGTGCTAGAATATCATTCATTTGTGGATCATTCATTTCTTACTCTTCTTTTTCTTTTTTGGTTTATTGTATACACCCATATTACGGCTAATTGTTCCGCCTAATGGTTGTGCAACAGCAGCAATAGCACCTGCGCTTGTTGTTTCTGTAATTATGTCATTAATCTTCATGGGCGGACCTTAAATGTAAATCTATCGTTAAGAGCACAATCAGATAGTACTCTAACATCGTGCTCGCAGTATTCTACTCTTGGATTTTTAAAACGAAATGTTGCTAGTTGCGGACCAACTGGTTCTAATCGAACATGATGTACTTCGTTCACATCGCTTTCAATTTGAAGAATTTCTGTTAGATAAACAGGTTCTTCCCAGCGAAAAGTGCGTTCAGCAAACATTTCGTCATCAACATAGATACGGTAATCTGGTGGTAATCCTTCCCAGTTACAATGCAAATCTACATAGAGCTTTACAAATACTGTATCTTTCATACAGTATTTATCCTAAAAGTTAACGCCCTCCGTAACGTTTAGAAATGTCTTGTGATTGCTTACGTAGTTGTTTTTTATAGCTTCTTTTTAGTTTTTTTGCTTTGCTGCGTATTCTTCTAAGGTCGCTAAGTGATACTCTATGGTATTCGGGACTATGTGTAACATAGCGATAGGCACGATCTTTAATGTCCTCATTCAAGTGGCTATTAAAGCGTTCAATGCCTGTGAGTTCAATGTCTTCAAAGATATCATCGCTCACGGTAGACTCCTGTGCTACATGTTAAAAATATTTATACAGGTTAATCAGAACGATAATAACTGTACATTAACTGTATGCAGGAATTAATTTTATTGATTTGAACTGTAAGTGCTGCTGAATTTGTTTTATTAAACTCTGCTTCAAAGTCGCGCTTCATTTCGCGTAGTGTGCGCATTGTTTGCGCAAGTTCGTATTGCGTAGGATTTTCTGGGTCTGCCCATTCATCAGGCAACATACAAGTAAAAGTTCTTTCAGTTGGAAACTTTAATATCTTTCCCATCAACCTCTACCATGTGGTTTTAACATTTTTATTACCTAGTGCACCTTGTGTGCAACTGTTTGTTGTTGGATCCCAAGAGCCACGCATGTCTGCACACTTTTGCTGCTTTAACTTGTAAAACTGCATTACACTTGATTCGGGATCGTCCCAACGTTGTTCTTCTTCACCTGGACCAGGACCTGCTTGGTCGCCTGGAACAATTCTACCCGGTAAATCAGTAACTGGCTCGCCGTCTTTGTATAGTGGCATCCAGTTTGGATCTTGCGCTAGATCAACTGCTTGTGCGGTTTCGTCACTAACCGGAGGACCAGCTTTTGCTACTGCCGGTGCTGCCAGTGTTGCAGCCGCACGCTTGAGAAAATCTCTACGTGTCATGTCCGCTTCAGATGTGAATTCTTTTGCTCTCATAGTATAGTATTTAGTTTATCGTCTAGCTGGATGCGCTAGATAAGGTGTACTGCGAATATTAGCAACATGATCTACCTTGAAGTTGCCTTCCTTGTCCGAGTAGCTGCCAATATTATTTGCAATGAAATTACCAGCATCTTTGAATAAACTTTCATAATGACTACCAGCTTGATCTTCTATCCAGTCACCTAAGGTATCTACCATATGATAGATGTCTAATGGTTCTTGGGCATACTCGCCGCCTTCACTATAAAAATTATTG